ACGACCTGACCGGCAACCGCCGCTTCTGGCCGGTGTGGATTGATCAGCCGATTAAGTTGGAGTGGCTGCAGAAGTGGCGCGGCCAGTTGTTTGCCGAAGCGCTCAAGGCCTATCTGGCGCGTGAGCGTTACGCCCCCACCCGCGAAGAGGAAGAGCTGTATTTCGAGCCCGAGCAAAAGCTGCGCCTGGTCGAAACAGCCGTGCAAAGCCGCTTGTATGAGCTGCTGACCCGCGAAGGCGCACCAGCCAGCGAAAACAAGCTGACCAATGACCTGAACCAGCACACGACGTTCATCACGCTCGACCGGCTGGTGAGCGCCCTGGGGGCAGACGCAGCCAAGTCGAGCAGCTTACTGGAAAGCCAGATCCGGGGCTGGCTGGAAGCGCATGGCTGGGGCTATGGCCGCGAGAGTACAGGCCAGCGCAGGCGGGGCTATAAGCAGCCAGCCGTGTGGCCACCACAGATTGATGATGATGAGGGTGCCAGCGCACCCCCGACCCCGCCCAACGCAGGCGGCGAAAACGAGGGCAGTGACGATGAGCCATTTTGACCAGCGAGGGCCTTGCGTGGCCGAAAAGGTCGTGGTTCAAGAATCGCGCCGTGTTGCATTGGGTGCCAGACGCAAGATTGGCAGCACCCACTGTGGCGCGGTAGCGGGGATGTCATTGCATGCGCCCATGACCTAGCCCCCCTTGTCGTGCCGTGCAGGCGTCTGCGCGGGTGTGCATCACGCCACATCCGTCCAGCCGTCCAGCATTTGGCAATGAGCGCACAGCACGGTCTATTTCCAGAAATACCGAGTTGAAGCCGCTGCATTGTCCAAAGCGCGCGAATCATCAATGCGGGTACGTGATGTGTGCGTGTCGCGCGCGCCCTCGGGCCCGAGCAATTGTGTGTGTGTGATGACATCAATGTATTTAAGTGGACGGATGGACGGCAAGCAAATTTCAAAGGACAGCAATGGAAACAGTAGATCAACAAATCGCCAACATCAAGGCCCGCATGCCCCAGGTGTACCAGGCCATCCAGGCCCGGGCCGCTGCTGTTGGTAAGACGGCCTTTGCCTTCGTGCGTCGCGGCTTGCGTGGTGAACCCAATTGCTTTTATGCCTTCGAGCGTGGGCATGTGGTCGGCACGCCATTCAATCGCACTGATGTCATGCCCAACACCGCGTACTGCATGGTCGCATTCGGGTGCGATCACATCGTGATCTGGTGGGATGAAGCCGTCGCCAGCGAGGGTGCACCGAAATGAGGCAGCACAGCCTGAAAAAAAGGTACTCCCAGCGCCCTCCCGCCACGGGTTCGCAGAGGCGCGGAAAAACGCTAGTGTGGGGGTGGGGAATTTGTTTACTTTGGGGGTTACAGCATGACCAAAGTTAACTTGATGACCCAGGCCGAATACGCGCGGCGCCGGGGTTGCTCCAAGGTGGCGGTGGGTAAAGCGGTGAAGGCCGGGCGCATCATTCTGGTTGACGGAAAAATTGATCCGGAGATGGCTGACTACCATTGGCAAAAAAATACCCGGGCCCGGATTTCGCACGCTGCACCTGGGCAGATGAATCTGGACGCGGCGGGGCGGGCGGGGCCGGCGGTCGATGGCGCTGCGGCTGGGCCTGCCGATGCGGGCGGCGACAGCGGCAAGAATGACGCCTACACGATCAGCCGGGTGCGCCGCGAAGCTGCCGATGCCGAGATGGCCGAGCTCAACCTGGCGAAGGCGCAGGGCAGTTTGATCAGCGTCGAGTCGATCAAGGCCGCGCTTGGCAGTGTGTTTTCGAGCACGCGCGATGCACTGCTGCAGATCCCGGCGCGGCTGTCGCCTTTGCTGGCCGCCGAGTCGGACCCGGCCACGGTGCAAACCATGCTGTACACCGAGCTGCACCAGGCGCTGCAGCACCTGGCCGGCGCCCCGGCGCGTATTGGTCAAGCCGAGAGTACTGCCGAATGAGCGCGCGCGATCTGCCAGATGACGTCGCCCGGGCGATTGCGCTGGTGGATGCGCTCAAGTCGAAATTTCTGGCGCCGCCACCGCGCATTGACACGGCCGAGTGGGCGGCCAAGTACCGGCACATTGCCAAGGGCCCCGAGCGCGGCCCGTGGCGCAACGAACGCACGCCCTACCTGGTGGAGCCGATGCAGTGCGCGTCGAGCCACACGCCTTACGAGCGGGTGGTGTTGTGGTTTGCCACCCAGCTGGGCAAATCAGAGGTGCTTTACAACGCGGTGATGCAGCGCATCCACACCGATCCGCAGGACATGATGATGGTGCAGCCGACGCTGCAGGATGCCCAGGACCACAGCGCCCAGCGCTTTTTGCCGACCATCATGCAGACGCCTGCCATGCGCGGCAAAGTGGCGGTGCGCAAGAGCCGGGACGAGTCGACCAGTTGGCGCAGCCGCTCGATCCAGGGCGGGTTCACAGTGTTTTTTGGCGGCGCCAACAGCGCAGCCTCGCTGGCGTCCAAGCCGATCGGCTTTGCGGTGGCCGATGAAGTGGACAAATGGCCGGCCGACGTGGACAACGAAGGCCCGCCGCTGGGCTTGCTCGAGGAGCGCATGAGCAACTGGGGCGGCAACCGCAAGCTGATCATTGCCAGCACCTGCAACATCAAGGGGCAAAGCACGATCGAGCGCGAGTACTTGGCCAGCGACCAGCGCAAATACCATGTGCCGTGTCCACATTGCGGCGAAGCCCAGGTGCTGCTGTGGGGCAGCAAGACCGACTGGGGCCTGAAGTGGCTCAAGACCGACGGTGGCAAGGCGCGGCCCGAGACCGCGGTGTACATCTGCCGGCATTGCGGCGCGGCCATCGAGGAGCACAAAAAAGAAGGCATGCTGGCGCAAGGCATCTGGTTGCCCGACGCACCCGGCAACGGGCTGGGCAAACGTGCCGGATTTTGGCTCAACAAGCTGTATTCGCCGCTGGGCTGGAAGGGCTGGCCCAGCCTGGTGGAAGAGTGGGAAGCGGCGCAAGAGGCGCGGCTGATCGGCAACAGCTCACCGCTGAAAAAGTTCTTGAACAGCTCACTGGCCGAGACCTGGGAAGAAACCGGCACCGGCGCTGACAGCAAGGCCCTCGCCGCGCGCGCCGAAGACTACGAACTTGGCGTAGTGCCGCGCGGCGGCCTGATGCTAACGATGGGCGTTGACACCCAACCCGACCGGCTTGAGGCGCGGGTTTGGGCTTTTGGCCGGGGCGAAGAAAGCTGGCTGGTGGCGCGGCACATCATTTACGGCGACCCCAACCTGGACGAAGACACCCAGGCGAGCCCATGGACCCGATTGAGCGAGATCCGGCGCACGCCCATCATGCACGCGGTGGGCAGCCAACTGTTGATCGAGGCCACTTGCGTGGACACCGGCGGGCACAACACCCACGCTGTTTACGCGTATTGCCGCAACCACGCGCGGTCGAACGTGCTCGCCATCAAGGGCGCGAGTACTTACGGCAAAACGGTGCTGGGCAAACCCAGCATGATCGACGTGACACACCGCGGCAAAACCATGCCGCGCAGCCTGAAGCTGTGGCAGATCGGCACCGACACCGCCAAACATTTGCTGTACGGCCGCATGCGCGTGACGCAGGTGGGCCCGGGTTATGTGCATGTGCCCAAGTCGCTGCAGACCACCGATGAATTCGAGCAAATGACCGCCGCCCGGCTGATGCCGGCCACGGTGCAGGGGCGGTCGGTGCTGCGCTGGATCACGCCGCACGGCAAACGCGAGGAGGGCGGCGACTGCATGGTGTACGCCTATGCCGCGGCTTGCTACCTTGGAATTCAAACGTATCGCGAGCCGGGGTGGGCACGGCGCGAAACGATGTACGCCCCACGTGAACCGGATTTGTTTGTGCAGGCGCCTGCACAAGCCAAAGCAGAAGAAAAGCCCGCCCAGCCGCTGCCCAGCCCACCAAAACCGCAACCGCGAAACGAAGAAGGATGGAACTTTGAACGACGCAACTAACCCCGAGGCCCTGAGCCTGCGCCATGACATGGCCTGCATCCTGGTGGAATGCCACCGCGACCGGCTGGGCGACGGCGTGTTTCGCCCCGACGCGAACCATGCCGACCTGACCCACTTTGCCGCGCTGCTGGCCCGGCGCCTGGCGCCGCTGATCGGCGGGCGTTACATCCCCAAGCGCGACGCGCGCGCCGAGCGTGACCTGGCGGTGTGGCAAGCCTTCAGCGGGCGCAACCACAAGGATGTGATGCGCGAGTTTTCGATCAGCCGGCGGCTGCTGTATTCGATTCTGGCGCGGCGCCGCAGGGGGGTGTGATGGAAAACCTGCGCCCGGAGCTGGAGAAATTCATGCTGGAAATATT